CGGTCACCAGGTCGTCCAGCGCCTGTTGGTAGCCCTCCGTGTTGGCTGGCACCTTGGCGATGACGCTCACGGTCGTCAGACGGTGTGTGGTGGCCTTGGAGGGGGCCTCCGGGCGCTGCTGCTTCTCGATCACGGCCGTCAGCACTGCCTGGGTGTCCTGGTCGCCCGGTGTCGGTTCCAGCGTCCACCCGACACCGGCATCGGTCAGGTAGCCGTTCTTGGTGCTGATCATCCGCAGCGTTGTGCCCATGGCGACCAGCAGCTGGCGCCGAGGGCTGGGGATAGGCTCAGACACTGGCCACCTCCCACACCGCCGTCGACTCGTCGGCACGGATCTTCTGCACCAGCTTGAGCCGGCGGCCGGTGCCGTCGATTCGTACCACGCCACCGGTGCGCGGAGTGATCTCGGCCAGCTGTAGCGTGACCCGGTCGATGGTGGTCGCGATCGGCACCACATCATCCGCTGTGAACTGCTCGACGCCCTCGTCCAGCAGCACCGTGCACGGCACCCCTGCGGAGGTGCCGGGCTCGTGGTAGTGGGCAGCATCGGCAACGCCGGCTGCGCGGAAGGCTCCGAACGCAATTGCGTCGAGGGCCTGCATGAAAGCTCTCTGGTTCAAGGCAAGGGCCTCGCGGTTTCCATGGCCTTCTCCAACTCGCGCTTCAGGAAGAAAGGCATCAACCGCCTCCAGGTGTCCTCGGCCATGCCGAAGATGTCGTATCGCGGGGTGTAGGCGGCTGTGTTGGTGAAGATGAAGATGGATCGGACGCCGGATCCGCGCCCGATCCGCTCATAGATGCCCGGGCGCAATGAACCGCGGCGCTTGGTGATCACGAAGTACTCGCCATCACGGTTGTTGCCCCTGCCCCGTCGCCGCTTCCGGCTGACAGTGGTCTGGTTCTGGTATCGGTCTCGCTGGGCGCCAAGCTGCGACAGAATCTTGGTGACCTGGCCGGCCGGCACGTTGCCGAACTGGTTCTCCTGGGCGCCGCGCCCGATTACCGCAAACTGCGTCGGCGACAACAGGCCTCGGCTTTGCAGCAGCCGCTCGAAGCCCTTCCGGCGCCTTTGGCCGCCATCCACCTCGGCCAGAAGGTACTTCGCCGGCGGCGTGCCCTTGAATGCCTCGTCCCGAATGAAGATTTCTGCGTAAGGCTGCGCCCTGGTTGCCTTGCGGTACATCGCCGCATTGACCGTTAGCGGCGTCGGCCGGTCGAATACCCGCGGCGCCTGGCGCTTCCAGCGCTCGCGGATCTCGTAAGCCACCTTGTTGGCGGCCTGCGATGCGGCGTAGGGCAGTTGGGACTGTTCCAGCTCGGTCAGCTGTCGCCCGAAGGCATTGTCGGGATCGACCCCGATCTTGATCTGGGCCATACATCCTCCTGCCCGGCCCGCCGAAGCGGGCCAGGCACTGCTGGCTTACTTCGCGCCGGCCTTCAGGCGGATCACCGCATCCGGTCGGGTGTTGATGTTCAGCGGGTTAGACTGGCTTTCCAGTTCGATGCCCTTATCCATGCGCAGCTTGGCGGTCTTGCTGTAGTACGGCAGGCCGACACCGCGCACGGTTTCCAGGTAGTCCGCCGGAGCGAAGCGGGTCAGGAACATGTCCGGTACACCCAGCGGGAACGCGATCGCTTCGCCATCGGGAATGGCGAGCTTTCCGCCCGTGCTGCCCGGCAGCTCTTCGAACACGACGTCGCCGAAGACGAAACCCTTGCGCAGATCCGTGCGAAGCGCAGCGCCGTCCTGCCAGCGCTTGTAGGCCTCTTCGACGTCCGGGTGGTCCACCAGTGAATCGAAGAAGCCAGCGCTGCACAGCACGTGGACGCCGGTGTACGGCACCCCGCCGAGCTTTTCCTCGATCGCACGCTTGATCGAGACCGCCTTGGTGCGGACCTTGGTGTCCTGCTTGTTCAGTTCCATGCCGATGATGATCTGCTTCACGCCGAACTCGTCATAGAAGTCCACGATCAGCGAGCCATCGGCGTCCATCAGCTTGCCCTGCAGCGCACCCAAGCGGTGATACTCGATGGTGTAGTCCAGATCGCGTTTGTGCAGCGCCTGTAGCCGGTTCACCACGGCTGCCACGTTGTTGCCTTCCGCATCGTTGATCGGATCCCAAACGCCCAGCAGCTGATCGGCCATGACCGTGGAGCGCTGCGGAAGGTGAGTGGTTTCCAGCAGCTTCACCTTGCCGCGGTCCAGGCCCTTGGGCTGGCCCGGCGCGCCGCGCGGCACGTTGGGCACCAGCACCAGCTTGTTGTTCTCGATGCCGATCTTCACGATCGTGGTGCCGACCAGGCCTTCTTCTTGGAACAGGCGCATATCGCCCAAGCGAGTGACGATGCGCGGCAGGTTGTTGATGTAGGCGTTGAGGGCATCGAAGCCCAGCACGCCCAGTGCCAGAAGGGTTTGCAGATCCATAGTTGTCTCTCTCTTGGGTAAGGGGTACGAAAAAGGCCCCGCCGAAGCGGGGCCTTGTTGGGGGCGGGTGAGCAGGCCTGCGGGTTACGCAGCGGCGACGGTGATGGTGTCGCTGGTGGCTTCGTCCAGGTCCGCGGCGGTCACCTTCAGCGTGTAATCGCCAGCGGCGCTCAGCGTCGCGGCGTCCCAGGTGATGACGCCGCCCACCGCGGCCTTCGCGCCGCCGCCCGACAGATTGCCGGTACCGGTGGCCTTGGCCAGCGTGGCGCTGACGGTGCTGCCGGTGACCAGGGCGCCGAAGACGTCCTTCACGTGCGCCACGATCGGGCCCAGCACAACACCGGCGGTGCCGGTCAGCGGTGCGGACACGAACACCAGGTGATCGGCGGTATTCGACGCGATCGGCTGCTGGGTCCAGCGGGTGATGATGCCGGATTCGGCCAGGCTCAACGCGGCCAGCAGCTTCTGATCAGCGGTGACACCGCTGGCCCATACCAGCTTTTCGCCGAACACTTCGGCGTCGCGCGCGATCGCCGCTCCCTTGACGGCCAGCGCCGCGGAATCGGTGCCCGTATCGATCGGGCCGTACAGCACCTTCACCGCGTCGGTGCCGTTGGCGGCGACGGTGTTGTCGGCCTTGAGCAGGGTGCCGGCGGGCAGCATGCCTTGCCCGGCCGGCAGACGGATCAGTTCACGGCTGCGCTCGCCGCCCGCTTCGGACAGCAGGAATTCGCCGGTACGGGTGCCGGCCAGGGAGATTTCCATCGTCAGTTACCTCGTTGCTTGTAGATGTGATTAGGGTTCAGCTTCGCCTTGTTGTCGGCGGCGCGTTGATCGGCCATGGAAGCCGGGTGTGCGGTGATGACCTGTGTGGTGCGGCCTTCCTCCGCCTTCATCGACAGCAGCTGTGCACGCACCGTGTCGAGGTCGGTGTTCTTCTCGATGAAACTGGCTGCCAGAGTGTCATCGCCGCGCAGTACAGCAGCGCACGCGTCCTGGACTGCGGTCGCGTATTCGATGGCGGTGGCCGCCGGCTCGCCCGCCTGCGCGGGCCGACGCAGCACGGCCACAGCGAGTGCCGGCGGTAGGTCACTGGAAGCGACCGCTGCGGCCAGCGCTGCCGCCGGGTTCTCCACTACGGGTGCAGTCGATGCCGGACTAGCTTCGGGCGCCGACGGCGTGACCGTTGCCTCGTTGCCGTCATCCGGATCAGGGTCACCGGCGGCAGGCGGCGCCGCCGCTTCGCTGGCACCGAGGTGCGCGACCAGGTCGTGCCAGGTGCCGAGACGGGTAGCGAAGCCCACTGCCACGGCGGCCTGGCCGCGGTAGCAGGCCGCCTCGGTGGCGCGCACGGCCTCAGCCTCCATGCCGAGATTCCGCGCCACGGTGTCCACGAACATCGTGCGCATGTCCTCCAGATCGGCCATGGCCTCAGCGTGTGCTTCCTCGCTGAGCGGGAAGTTGGGGTCAAAGTCGACCTTGCGGGCACCTGCGAACAGCGGGGTCACCTTCAGACCGATCTGGGCGTTGTTGCCGCTCCAGTCTTGGTGATAGCAGACCACGCCGACCGATCCCACGCCGCTGGTACGGCTAACCCAGATCTCGTCGCACGCCGAAGCGAGGGCGAAGCCTGCGGAGTAAGCCTTGTCATCGACTAAGGCATATACCGGCTTTCGGCCACGCGCTTCGAAGATGTGGTCGACCAGGTCGAAGCAGCCCGACGCCATACCGCCCGGCGTATCCAGCCGCAGGATGATGGACGTCACCGCATCGTCGTTCAGCAGTTCGTCGAAGGTGTCGCGCACCGCGGCATAGCTCACCGGCCCCGGGCCGCTGGCGCCGGGCATCGGTCGGTTCACCATTGCGCCGGACAGGTTGATCACACCGATCAGGTTCTGGGCGACGCCCACCGGCTGCCCATCGGGGCCGGACACTTCGAAGCGGTCGGCCTTCAGCACGCTGTCGTCGCTGGTGACCTTCCCTTCCAGATAGCCGCCAACCAGTGCTTCGCCGATGGCCGGCTGCACCAGCAGGGGCTGATTGAGGACCGCGGCAGCGAGCGAGGCCACCACGGGCGCACGGCTGCCGCGCCCCAGCATTCGGGCCAACAGGCCAGGCTTACTCGTCATCGTCATTCCCTTCATCGTTGTTGGCGCCAGAAACGCCGGGTTCATCGTCCTGCCGGGCACCGGAGGCGTTGGTTCGCCTCGGGTCACTGTCGTATCGAAGCCCGGCCTCGTCTGCACGCTGGTTGTCCAGCGCCTGCTCGGCATCGACCTGTTCGGGATCCTCGCCGGCGCTCAGCACCACCTTGCTGCGCGATTTGAAGCCTGCCCGCACCGCCTTGAGTTCGGAGGTGACGTCCTGCACCGGGTGGCTCCAAGGCCAGCCCTCGGGCACCCACAGGGTTTCGGTCACGTCATCGCGCAGGGCCGCATAGCGCGGCACCTTCAGCAGACCCGACAGCACCGCCTGGTCGATGAAGGCGTCGCGGACCCGCTGGCAGAACATCGGGATCATGAAGAGCCACTGGTCCTGCTCGATCACCCGGCGGAACTCATTGAGGATCAGGCGCAGTGCGCGGTCGGAGACGTTGCGTAGGTCGCCGGTGAGCACCTCGTAGGGCACGTCCTGGCTGGCGCAGATCGCCAGCAGGTGCCCACGCAGGAACTCGGCATAGTCCGAACCAGCGCTGGGCGGCTCGGCGAACGTGATCTTGCGGCCGGGTGGCAGCTCCTGCATCGTGCCCGGCTCAAGACCACCGATCGCGGTGCCGTCGGCATCCTCACCGGTGATCAGATCCCCGACGGCATCCCCGTCTTCGCCATCCGCATTGGCATCGGTGGTGATGAAGCCGGCGAACAAGTTGGCCAATGCCTGCCGTTCCAGCACCGCATCATCGAGGCGGTCCAGGTTGAACATGCGCAGCAGCGCCGGCGCCGAGCTCGGCACGCCACGCATTGCACCTGCCCGGTTCGGCCGGTACAGGTGCAGCACCTGCTCCGCCGGTACGCGAACCAGCTCGTTACCGTTAACGGTCAGCTGCATGTCTCCGGGGTGTTCCCGGTACATCCAGTACGCCACGCGTCGGCCGATGCTATCGACTTCGATGCCCTGCCGGATCACGTTGCCGTTGCTGGCGACGCCGTTGTAGTACTGCGGGCATTGCTCCGATTCGATCAGCTGCACCTGCAGCGGCACCGGCAAGCCGTCTTCGGGTCGCCGGTAGCGGATGCGGGCAAACACCTCGCCAGCCTCCTTCCACTCCCGCCAGGCCAGCGCCTGCAGCCCGCCCCAGCCGAGCACGCCGTCGGCATCGGCGTACTTGCCCCAGCGCTCCCAC